CGTGAGGGGGTCCTGACTACAATCCTTGTAATCTTGGAGGTCTCATGACAATTCACGTTCTCTCAAACCCACCTACTTCACTTAAGGAATATACGAGAGTGTTCGAAAGATACGACGGCTCTGGAATCTTGATTGATTCCACTCCGAGCGATCATACGTACACTTCTGTAGACCCTAAGGTGATTTCGGATCGTACTGTGTTAGTCTCCGGTGAAACGGAAGGCTTTCACAGACGTCTGAGAGAGCAGGAACTTGTTCCTTTTACGGAACTTCATGTCGTGAGTGAATCTGTAGATACTACAGATCCAGTAGCAGTTGGTTGGAGACGTTCCGGGGGCACCTGTTCTACTAAGGTGAACCTAGGACGCATCTCGGCTGACGGCTATTCCATAGGAGGTATATCTCAGGTCTCGGCGACTTTAACGTCGCCTACCCCTGAGGACTACGACCCGTTGCTTCAAGAAGCATTGGGTGAGGCCAAGTCTGGAGCTCTGTTAGTTCTTCTCGAACTAGCTGAGGCCCATAAAACCGTTAATTTGGTTTTAGGTTTCAGACGTAACCTGCTAAAGAGAGGGAAGAAAATTCTCTCAATAGCGCGTAGAAAGTACAAGCCAAAGAACGTAAAGGATCTCGCCATAATCTTTTCAGATATGTGGTTAGAATACCGTTACGGTTGGCGGCAGCTGTACTTTTCCAGTCAAGATATCATCGGTGCCTTAGAAGTAATGGCACAGCCGAGGGATTTTGTAGTGAACACAGGACGAGGTTTTACCTCTAATGTGAACACTGCAGTTCCTTCGGTGATAATATCTGATCCGTGGATTAACGTCCCCGTCCTTACCAAGACCGCTACTTCTACTCTCGAACAGAGAGCAGTCGTGTCACTGCAAATCAAGAAAGAGCTTGCCGCTTTAGATTTTAATCTAATCGGCTTGGGGTACGAATTAGTACCCTTTAGCTTCGTCCTTGACTGGTTTGTCAATGTCGGAGACATTGTACGGTCCATTTGGCCCGTACCTTACTCTGAACTGACTGCAGCGACTAGTTGGAAATTGACCGACAAAGTGGATATAACCACTGGGATTGGCCCGTTCTCTTGTGATATCCATCATCAAGTGCCCGGGAGGTATACTCACATCCGTGAGGAATACCATCGCGTCCCCTATGAAGGGGACATTCCAGTTGTGTTCAATGTCAATCCAAGGTTAGGCTTGTCCAGGATTTTAGATCTGGTTAGCCTTACTGTGGGACAGGCAAAACGACATAACTTTAACTCAATAAGGGTATAATTTCTTATACTCAGGAGCTCATATTATGAGTTTTACAGCCCCAGCAGGTTGGAGCGAGTACGGACGAAATGGCGATACACTCACCGTCAATCGTGACGGCCATACGGCCGTCATGAACGACTTAGTGATCGTCAATCGTGCGGCAAACCGAAAGGTTACGCCGCAAACTTCCAAGTACTCTTTGAAGTACCTTGTAAGTCCACTACTGAGCGAAGAGGAGGAGGCACTGCCTACTCATCCCGATCAGATTATGGACTGGTCTATGCGTAACGTACACACCGGTGATGGCACCTTGGCAATAGCTAACAGAGCTGTTGCTGTGACTGCCATGGAAGAGTTGGGTCTGCTACTTGCAGATTCAACTTTCCAGACCGCTGTGTTGGACGACCTCGGCTACCCTGACGTTTAATGGGTAGTACCTGGTTGGCCTTAATGGCCGCTACGATTTTAACTGTAGCGGCCATTAGCATTACGAGTCTCAGCACAATCCAGTCTCTTGTGAAAGAGTTGGAACGTGTCGAGTATGACCTTGCGCATCCACTGGATGTGCAAATCATGCCGGAGGAGTTTCTTCTGGCACATTCTTAATAGGAGTATCCTATGAAAGAAAAAGGTACAACATCGAACCATCTCGTAGAGATGATGAGGTTGGCTACGAATCTAACTCCATTCAACGATTCGTTCTCAGACGATTTATTGTCTGCGAAAGCGTTGAAAAAGTTAGATGCACAGGCTGTCTTGCAAGCCGGTGCCTCCTTAGACAGTAGTTCGAAAGATCTACTGTTCACCAGGCAATGTTGTGCAATTATGACCAAGAACCCTACGTTACGTGGGTCATCCGATGAAAGTCGGGGGGCCCACGCTTCGAAAAAGTTCTTTGAAATAATGCGCAAAAATGCACGTACCACGAAACGGTTTAATTTCTATCTTCGGCATCCATCCCGGATGCCACCGTCAATGTTACGTGTGCTCAGTGAAGCTCGGCTTCAATTGTTCCGGTTGTTGGGCCCCTGTCCGGGGTCCAAAGATTGGGACTTATTTGAAGACGCTAAGGTGCTCTCTAAAGGCACTGTGTTGGGTATACCTAAGGAAACATACGGCCCTTATCAGGCTGATGTAAATCCTTATGCAAAACTCCATCACAGTTTCACCTTTACTGGCAGTAGCCGTTGCCTTGCTAGATATGGCCATTTATTAATAAATGGTCAATTTGCGTCCGTCCTTTCTTCATATCACAAACGTGGTATATTGAAATTAGACGAGTGCAATTACAGTAAGGCAACCTGCGTTCGTAAGGATGCAGAAACAGATCGTTTCATCACCATCGGGCCGTTGCTTAACGCAATGGCCCAACAGGGTTGTGCGGCTATGCTGACACCATACCTCGGAAAGTGGGGAATTACTCTCACGGACCAAAGTAAAAATGTCAAATTGGCAGCACAAGCTAGTTGCAGGGGATTTTCCCCTGATGGCTTAGCAACCGTGGACTTATCTTCAGCCTCAGATACTATCACGACTATTTTGGTCAAGTATCTGTTACCTGAAGGTTGGTTTCAACTTCTCAACGACGCGAGGACAGACTTTGTAGAGTGGGAGAATAAGATGCATGATGTTCCATCATTCAGTACGATGGGCAATGCATTTACCTTCCCTCTGCAGTGTTTGATCTTCGGATCTCTTGTAAAAGCATGTGTAAATATATGCGATTGCGGAGACCGTCGTTGGAAAGTGTACGGTGACGATATCATCGTTCCCTCCTCCGCTTCAGGTCTCCTACTTGAAGCGTTGCAATTCGTTGGGTTTATTCCTAACGAAGAAAAGTCGTTTGTCACGGGATTCTTTCGAGAATCGTGTGGCGGTGACTTTTTAAGAGGTGATGATGTTCGTCCGGTATATCTTAAGGATGACATTAACCTGATGACAGTACGCCATCAGTTCTTTAATGCCCTCCAGCGGAAAATACCGTCGCACCCTGTGTTACCATACCTATACAACACCGTTAAGCGTCCTTTCGTAGGTCCAGCTTCTGGGCCTGCCGGTGGGGAGACGAGTTACTTTGTCGCCCCCACATGGTATTTACGAAAGACGCGTAGAGCGGAATGGAATTCTTCCATCCAATCATACGTGTATAGGTGTACTGGTATCTACGCAAAACCTCGCAAGAGGCCGCGCTTAGACCAGGAAGTATCGTACCTTTGTGCGCTACTTGGTCACTACGGTAAACGTCACGA